ATATCAAAAGGCTAGAACCCCAAGAGGTATTCTTGCAGTTCAGACTAACAATATGGAGTCAATGATTAAGTATTGGAAGGGAGTTAAGGAAAAGTTAGAACGTGACCCACATTACATTCCAATTATGGGTATTGAAACTGAGGGTGGTTCTGGTGGCGGAGTTCAATGGATTCCATTTATGAACACTCTAAAAGAAATGGATTATGTTGCAGTAAAGGACGACCTTAGGGATAGAATTTGTGCATTTTATGGGGTAAGTAAAATTTTCCAAAATGATACCACTACGGCAGGAGGACTAAATAACGAGGGTCTACAAATTCTTGTAACTAACAGAAGTGTCGAGATGGGTCAAAATGTATATAATAAATATTTGTTCCCAT